CTGACACAGAAGCCCGAGTCACTAGCAACATTCAAAGCTAGTGCTGTTAGAGTGATACACGAGCAGTACGAGGAGGACGATGATGAGCGAGGCCACAACATCAAAGCTCTAGAGGCGGTTCTAACCACAGTGAAGGAGGGGATGATGACTTCGCAGAGTATATACGCTCGAATCTCGGATATGATCGATGAGCTCGAGGTCAGGAAGGTGTATGCCACTCTGTTCACAAAGAATCAGCTCACTGGGATTAGAGAGATATTCATACTCGACATGCTTAGCAGGATATGCATTAAGTTCGTCGAGGACATTGCGAAGGCCTTCTGTGACCTCCTCCCGAATGAGATGATGAGCAAAGGCGACCAGAAGAAAAAGGTGTCCGGGATGCATTTCTCCGCTGCGAGGAGGTTAGAGGGAGGTGTTGTCAGCAATTCTGATTCATCTGACGCATCAACCTGGTGCCAGCAGTTCATAAATAGATTCTTCGCTGTTTTCTTCATAAGAAACTGCCCACCCTACTTGTCTGATGCTATCTGCAGAATCCTCAACGCTCACACCATGAAGAAACTGAGACTCCCCGACACACTCCTGAAGCAGTACATAAAGGCCGACGACATGGGAAAGGAGTTCGGTAGCCTCGATGGGGTGGACATGAAGAGAGCTTTTATGACCGAAGACAACAACAAGATCTTGCTTAAGAGGAGCAGGGTGCTAAAGAACAGGAGCAACATGATGCAGGGGATTCTAGGGTACACATCATCCTTGCCGCATGCTCTTGCCAAACACCTTGAAGCTATCATATGCACAAGGATATGGTCCAGCACCGCGAGGAAACCGCCTGACAAGAACGGGAAGAGGCGGCCAGCCGAAGTCATGATAACATCTATGGTGACCTCAGACGACTCGACAGTGCACCGAAGCATCTCCATGAACTGGTCTCGGGAGAAGAGCGAGAAAGGGCTTAGGCAGCATGCTTCAAGGCAGAAGGTATCTGATATATACTATGGTGTTGGCGATAGTGGTCTGTACAGGGAGAAAATGAGGTCTGTCTTCAGGAGGTCTGATCTGGCTGACGACCCCGACGGTATACCAATGTGGTCGCGGAGACAGGTCATGAGAGCATACCTAGGGTACTTCACATGTATATCGATCATGATGTATAGGCACTTTTGTGCCAGGTACTCTGAGAAGAAGTCAGCTGTAGATGCCAGAAACTCGAGTTTCCACGAGTTCAACTCTGAATTCACATTCATGAACTCAATTGCAAGCCCGATCACAAAATTCACATATGCATCCATGTACCTCGGGTTTCTCCCCAGGGCAGAGGCAAGGCAGGACTCCCTGGCCGGTCTGGTGAGACAAGTGGCAGAGGCCGGCGGGTCAAACTCCCTGTGCCAGTTGGTTCAAGACTCACAACTTCATCTCTGGTACATGGCTCTAGGTAGCATATCCAGGCCCAACCACTTCAAACTCGTGGCTGATGAGTGGCTCGCAGCACCGCACCCTGGGTTGTATTTCTTCCTATTATCACCCATGCCTCTTCTCGGGTTCAGGTTCTCGAAGTACGTCTCTGCACAAAGATCGGCCACGTTCAGAGCTCTAGATGTACTTCTCTCTCGAACTGTGGCTATAGATGATCCCTCAGCATCCAGAGGGGCAAGTGTGTCTTTTGTGATTGCCAAGAATAGTAGATTCAAGGACCTTTTCAAGAGACTCTCAACCGGCGTCGAATACGACATTCCAGAAGAGTACTCGAGGGAGTCCTTCGAGAGAGATCTAGACGGGGGCCTGAAGATGAAGATACGATACAGGCTGAAGGGGGCTGAGAACCAGGAAGAGCTCAAGAAGACAATCATGTCAAAGATGCAGGGCGAAGGAGCCAAGGCTTCATTCTACTTTTCTAGATCGTCTGTGGTGTTTGCTAGCAGCTACATAATATCAGAACCTGTCATCCTGATGACAGGGAATGCAGAGTATGTTCTGACAGAGGAGGGACCAGAAGGCGAACCCAGATATGTGAAACAGACACTGTGGTC